TCCTCTCAGGATTTACGATTGCTGGCGGTGCCTCTTTAGTGGATATTGATAGTAAAGCAGCAATACAACTTGGAAGATCTGGTATTGGTACAATCAGTGATACTTATACTCTTGCCTGTGCATCTCCCAACACTAACAAGTCAGCACTTGCTGTTTTAAACTGGATCGAACAAAGATAACCATAAATAGATTTGCTCACTTTGAGGCTCATACAATGTTTGCCTTTTTACTACCACTAGCATCTAAAATTATCACTGATGCAGTTGCAAAGGTTCCTGACAATGAGGAACTGGGAGAAAAACTAATCGAGATTTGTCTAGTTATCCTTGGTAAAGCAGTTAAACTAACCAAGACCGATATGGACGATAAACTTCTTGAGACTGTTGCTGCAGCAATCAGAAATAGAGAAGAGGCTTGATTTTACTGGAGGAGACCTCAAAGTAGAGGTCTTCTTTTTTTATAAATAAGTTTTAGATAAGAACATAATTTGGAGAAAAGCCAATGCCTCTTTGGGGAAATTCTACTTCTGATGAATCAAGACCTAAGTGGTTGAGAGAAGACGATAAGCCAGCTAACGATCTTAATAACTGCTTTGCTGATGAGAGAGGCTGGGTCATCAAGCACGCTGATGGTAACGAGGAAGTCATCGTTGCAATCGGTGGACTAGCTGGTGCTGGTACAACTAACGTTGGACTCGGTAATGCGACAATTGTTAAGGTATACTTTACCTCAACTGGATTCTCTACTTCTACTTACGGAACTTTCGTTGAAGTTCTATACAACGAGAAAGTTGACGTTAAGAATCTAGCTGCAACTCTTGTAGTTGATGGTTCTGTATCGGGTGCTGGTGCATTCGTTGGTTACGCAGTAACAGTTAACGGAGACAACAAAGTTGGTTTCGCGTTTACAACTACTGCAACCGCTGAGACTCTAACTATTCCTGGTCAGACAATCACTGGTATTATCACTGATACATCAACCGCAGTTGCTTCAGATCTCGTATTTACATCTGTTGAAGTTTCTGGTGCTGGCCCAACTGGACCTTCTGGACTCTCAACAACCGCAGCTGTTTCTTGATAATATGATTAGATTATGAGATTTGATGAATTGAATGAAAATAACTATATAATGTTTGCTATAAAACATTATGATAATCCTCATGCAGTAACGCAAGAGGACTTTTATGAAGACATGAAAAGATTTAAGTGGATAAAGAGACTTCTAAAACGTTATAAAACAACTGGCGTTTTAAAGTCTCACCTACTTATTAATCATTTTATAATTCTTTATAATGTTTTTGGTGAAGCAGCCACACCTTTATTATTTTATAAAATTGATAAAGACTTGTGGCCTATAGTTAAAAGTTTTGTAGTTTATTTGGGTAGATTGCCGGAATATCCGAAATCTTCTCTACATGATATTATTATAGACGATGATTGTTTAAGAGATTTAAATACAATATGAAAGACCATATTCTCGAAAACTCAATTAACATCATTCGTTCTGTTATGAATGAGAGTATGGCTGTTGGTACAGGTGGATTTACTGGTTCATCTGATCCAAAAGGCCCTGTTGCTGGATTTGATCCAATGATAGGAACTCCAGATGGAAGATCTAGATTGATGAGAAGGTTACCTAAAGAATATAGTAAGTTACTTAGAAAGAACAGAAAGAAAAGGAAGTCTTAAAAATGGCATTCGGTCTTGGTAAATTAGCAGTTTTAGAATCAAAACTCGATATTTATGAAGATCTCTCTAAGGAGATGCTTGACAAACTTGAAAGAGCAGTAACAACCATCTCGGACAATAGTAATAAGATTGCTATTGTTCTTGAGCGCCATGAAAATCGTTTAGATGAAGGTGAACGTGTGAATGATGCTATAATCCAAATGATCAAAGATCATCAGAAGTATGATGATCGTATGTTCAAACAATTGGATACAAAGATTGAAGAACTGAATAAGAAAACAGATAGGAACACACGGTTTGTTATCGGTGCTACTGCTGTCATTACCACTATTGTGACAGTGTTACAAGTGACTCCACCTATCCTTAGATTGTTGACTCCCGCAACGAATGTGAGTATGATAGGAGGAACGCAGATAGAACGTTTGGCATGAGCCTGATTGACTCCAAGTACATTGGACTTGTTTCGATAAAACTTCAAAAATTCGCAAAGAAAAAGGACGGTCTCTACAACTTCCGTTGTCCTTATTGCGGAGATTCTGAACGACATAAAAATAAGGCTAGGGGATACCTGTATCGTTTGAAGAACGATCATAACTTCAAATGTCATAACTGTGGCGTCTCCAGAACCTTCACAAACTTCTTAAAGGACACTGACCCTTCCCTACACGATCAGTACGTCTTTGAGAGGTATAAGGCGGGTGCCACGGGTCGCGGATCTAACACTCCCAAACCCCAGGAATTTAAATTTGAGAAACCAAAATTTTCGAAAAAAGACTTCGACCTTGAAAAAATCTCAGAACTAAATACATCACACCCCGCAAGGAAATTTTTAGAAAACCGAAGAATCCCGAGTAAGTATCTGGGCGAACTTTACTTCGCCGAAAGGTTCAAAGAATGGACCAATACACAGAAATACACGTTTGAAAACGTAGAAAACGATGAACCAAGGATCATTATTCCCTTAAAAAATCACGGAAAGATTTTCGGGTTTCAGGGGAGATCGCTCAATCCAAAATCAAAACTTAAGTACATTACAATTATTTTGGATGACAACCACCCCAAGATCTACGGTTTAGACAAAGTTAACTGGGATGAGACAGTATATATCGTCGAAGGCCCTTTTGATAGTATGTTTATTGACAATGCTATTGCTATGGTTGGTGCGGATATAGACAAAATGTTTTTCGTTACAAACTTTGAAACAGAATTTGTGATGGTTTATGATAACGAAAAACGTAATAAACAAATCGTTGATAGGATGGAAAAGGCAATTAACATGCAGTTTCCTATAGTAATCTGGCCTGATACGATACAACAAAAAGACATTAATGATATGATTTTAACTGGACTTAACGTTCAGGATGTGATAAAATCTAATGTCTATAGTGGATTACACGCAAAAACAAAACTTACTAGTTGGAAGAAAACATGAGTAACGGGACCAAAGTTGTAAAGAGGAATGGTAATACCGAATATCTTAACCTAGACAAAATCCATAAAATGGTTGAGAGTGCCTGTGAAGGACTCGCAGGTGTTTCTGCATCCCAAGTTGAGATGCAGTCTGGTATTCAGTTCTATGATGGCATCACTACTCCTGAAATTCAGGAGATTCTAATTCGTTCTGCTTCTGATCTTATTGATCTGGATAACCCCAATTACCAGTTTGTAGCTGCAAGACTTCTATTGTTTGGTCTCTACAAACAAGTCTTCGGTCCTTCCTGGAACCAAGGATTTCCTAACATCCTAACTCACCTTGTTGAGGGTGCAAATAAGAACATCTATGACAAACAACTTTCCTCCAAATATTCTGAAGAAGAATGGAACAAGATTGATAGTTGGATTGATCATGATCGTGACATGCTGTTCACTTATGCGGGTCTACGTCAAGTCGTTGATAAGTACCTCGTGCAAGATAGAAGCAGTGGTGAACTCTATGAGACTCCACAGTATATGTACATGTTGATTTCTGCAACAATTTTTGCAGAGTATCCCAAAGAGAATAGACTAGACTACGTTCGTAGGTACTACAATGCAATCTCCAAACACAAAATCAACATTCCCACACCTATCATGGCGGGAGTGCGAACTCCACTTCGACAATTTGCTAGCTGTGTGCTTGTTGATGTTGATGACTCCCTCGATAGCATCTTTAGTTCTGATATGGCTATCGGCAGATATGTTGCACAAAGGGCGGGCATCGGTATCAACGCAGGCAGGATCCGTGGCATCAACAGTAAAATCAGAGGCGGAGAAGTTCAGCACACAGGTGTTGTCCCTTTCCTCAAAAAGTTTGAAGCAACTGTCAGATGCTGCACTCAAAATGGCATCCGAGGTGGATCAGCGACTGTCCACTTCCCAATCTGGCACAAAGAAATAGAGGATATTATCGTATTAAAGAATAATAAGGGAACTGAAGATAACCGTGTCCGTAAACTGGATTACAGTATTCAATTATCAAAACTTTTTTATGAAAGATTTATTAATGATGAAGAGATGTCCCTCTTCTCACCTCATGACGTTCCATCAGTTTCTGATGCTTTTGGGCTTCCTGAGTTTGATGACCTCTATGTGGCTGCAGAACGAGATCAGTCTATTCCAAGAAAGACTGTCCGAGCTCAAGAACTGATTCTAGATCTTCTAAAAGAACGTGCAGAGACTGGTCGTGTTTATATTATGAACATCGATCACTGTAATTCTCATAGTTCATTCATTGATAAAATTTGGATGAGCAATCTGTGCCAGGAAATCACTCTTCCAACTGATCCTCTTCAACATATTGATGATGTTGCAGGTGAGATTGCATTGTGTATTCTGTCTGCAATTAATGTAGGCAAGATTCGTGAGTTAGATGACCTTGAAGAACTTTGTGATCTCGCTGTTCGTGGTCTTGAAGAACTCATTGATTACCAGGAGTATCCCGTTCGTGCTGCAGAACTTGCTACCAAAGCACGTCGTTCTCTTGGTATTGGTTACATTGGTCTCGCACATTATTTTGCAAAACATGGTGTTGGGTATGACTCTCAAGAAGCTTGGGATATGACTCATAAATTAACTGAGGCATTCCAATATTATCTTCTCAAGGCTTCTAATCAACTTGCGAAAGAAAAGACTCCATGTACTGATTTTAATCGTACAAAGTATTTTGAGGGACTTCTTCCCATCGATACATATAAGAGAGACGTAGATGAGATTTCAAACCCAGGATATACCTATGATTGGGAAACTCTTCGAGGATCTATCGCCACCCACGGTCTCCGACACAGCACTCTGTCCGCACAAATGCCTTCTGAGAGCAGTTCCGTTGTGTCAAACGCAACCAATGGAATCGAACCACCTAGAGGATACTTGTCCATTAAAAAGAGCAAGAAAGGGCCTCTTAAACAGATTGTTCCACAGTATGGATCCCTTAAAAATAATTACACTCTACTCTGGGATATGTCTGACAATCGCGGCTATATTAATGTGGTCGCAGTCATGCAAAAATTCTTCGACCAAGCAATCAGTGGAAACTGGAGTTACAATCCAGAAAACTATCCAGACAATGAAGTGCCCACCTCAGTAATGGCACAAGACCTTCTGAGGACCTACAAGTATGGTTGGAAGACTTCTTATTATCAAAATACCCATGACCAAAAATCAGATGAAGTAAAGGAGGAAACCACTAAAGATCAACTAAACAAACTACTTGAACAAATTATGGAGTCTAGTGAGGAAGATTGTGAAAGCTGTAAAATCTAGTAAAGTAAAAGAGGAATTACAAATGATAGAAGGAATGACCGTATTCAACACCAGCACCGATGTTGATACCCGTAAACAACCAATGTTTTTCGGTCAACCACTGGGTTTACAGCGTTATGATTCTTATAAGTATCCAGTATTTGATAAACTAACCCAACAACAACTTGGATACTTCTGGAGACCTGAGGAGGTTTCCCTTCAGAAGGATCGTAGTGATTATCAACAACTACGTCCAGAACAAAAGCATATTTTTACCAGCAATCTGAAGTATCAGATTATGCTGGACTCCGTTCAGGGACGAGGACCCTCAATGGCTTTCCAACCTTATTGTTCTCTCCCAGAACTGGAAGCGTGCATGGAAGTTTGGGGATTCATGGAGATGATCCACTCCCGTTCATACACTTATATTATCAAGAATGTATACTCCGATCCAGGAGAGGTTTTTGATCATATTCTTGATGATGACAAGATTGTAAGTCGTGCGACCTCTGTTACTGAGGCATATAACGATTTCATCAACGCTGCACAACAGTATGGAACCAGTAATGATTGGATCCATGCACAAGAAGGTGCAGGTTACTTCAAAGAAAACCGTAAGGAACTCAAAAGAAAACTTTATCGTGCTGTTGCCAATGTCAATATTCTCGAAGGTATCAGGTTCTATGTCTCGTTCGCTTGCAGCTTTGCGTTTGGTGAACTCAAGCTTATGGAAGGATCCGCTAAAATTATCTCTCTCATCGCAAGAGACGAAAATCAGCACCTTGTCATTACTCAAAACATCCTCAATAAGTGGCGCGAAGGCGACGATCCAGAAATGCAAGAGATTGCTAAGGAAGAGGAACCAGTAATTATAGACATGTTCCGTAAGTGTGTGGACGAAGAGAAGGCTTGGGCTAAGTATTTGTTCAAGGATGGATCCATGATTGGTCTGAACGACAAACTCCTCAACAATTATGTTGAGTGGATTGCAAATCGTCGTATGAAGGCGATTGGTTTGAAACCTATCTATGACATTCCTGCAAAGAATAATCCTCTTCCATGGACTGAACACTGGATCTCTTCTAAAGGTCTGCAAGTTGCTCCTCAGGAAACTGAGGTCGAGTCTTACGTTGTTGGTGGTATCAAACAAGACGTGAAGAAGGATACCTTCGCTGGATTCCAACTCTAAATAATATTAAGAACTGATTTGAATTAAGTTTCATGGCTATTAAAACTAGTATTCCACGGGTAGTTTCTGAAGAACTACCCGCAAACCCTTTTGCTTTTGAAGTCTTTGCACTTGCATCTAAACAAAGAAGCAAGGCACAAAAAGTAGAAGTGCTTCGAAAATATGAACACCCATCATTAAAGTCTCTTTGTATTTGGAACTTTGATGAAAGTGTTATCTCTTTACTTCCCCAAGGTCTTGTTCCATACTCTAGTGTAGGACAGCAAAATGTTTCCTCCGGTAATCTGAGTGATAACATTAACAGAGCTGTGCAGATGATGGGAGAACTTGATTCCAATTCTATTGGATCTCAGGATCAGGGACATACTTCTATTCGTAAAGAATATACCTATTTTTATAATTTTATTAAAGGCGGTAACGACGGACTTTCTCAAAGAAAGAGGGAGACAATGTTTATTAACATTTTAGAAGGTCTTCATCCACTTGAAGCCGAGATTCTCATCTTAGTAAAAGATAAAAAACTCGAAGAAAAATATAAAATTACCAAAGACATTGTTGCTCAAGCATATTCTGATATTCAGTGGGGCGGTAGATCCTAAATACTTTTAACAAGTATTATAGAAGTGGTTTAAATGGCCAAGTTAGGAATTTATACTGGTGTCTCAGAAAATGATGGACTTGGTGATACTTTATTAACTGGCGCTATAAAAATAAATAGCAACTTCGATGAACTATATGATCTTCTCGGTACAGGTGGTCTTCTCGGAGACGCTCATTTAGACAGATTAGATGTAAGTGGACTCTCCACTTTTGTTGGAGTTTCCACTTTTTTAAGTGACGTATATATTGCTCAAAATTTATTTGTAAGTGGAGTTAATATCAACTCTGGATCTAGTATTGGTGTTGATATTCTTACAAGAAATATAAATGCATCTGGAATTGTAACCGTTGGTGGTATTGTAGATCTCAATTCCGATTTAGATGTTGACGGCAGAACAGAACTTGATATTACAAATATTTCAGAAACCCTTAATGTTGTTGGTGTATCTACATTTGGTTCTAATGTTGATATAAATGCATTTGTAGATATTTCCAGTGGACTCAATGTAGTTGGCATATCCACTTTCCAAAACGATATAATTTTAGGCGATGGGGATAAAATTCGTTTAGGTGCTGATGGTGATTTAGAAATTTATCATGATGGGGCCAATAGTTATATTAGCGATAGAGTAAGTGGTGATTTAATACTTCAAGGCGACGCGAGTGTAATAATCAAAGCCTTTGGTTCAGCTGAAACCATGGGCAAATTTAACAAGGATGGATCTGTAGAACTCTACTATAACAACTCCAAGAAATTTGAAACGACTTCGACGGGTATTGATGTAACTGGAACTACTCAATTAGATGATCTTAATGTTTCTGGTGACTCTACGATTACTGGTAACATAGATGCGAATGGTAATCTAGATGTCGATGGTAGAACGGAGTTAGATATTACTAATATTTCAGAGACACTTAGTGTTTCCGGAATATCAACATTTACATCTGCAGTTGATATTAATTCCGATTTAGATGTAGATGGTATAACTGAGCTTGATACCACCAACATTTCCGAAACATTAAATGTTGTAGGAGTATCAACGTTTGGTTCTAGTGTTGACATCAATGCCGACTTAGATGTTGATGGCAGAACTGAACTTGACACTACAAATATCTCAGAAACTCTCAATGTCGTAGGTATATCAACATTTGGTTCTGATATTGATATCAATGCCTCTATCGATGTTGATGGACATACGGAGT